CCAGCAGCCGGACCCGCAGCGGTGGAACCAACTGATGGCCCTAATTGGGCTAAGCGGTCCCATCGGTGCACGCCTGCCCGTGGTGGGTGGCCTCCTTGGTGTTGTCGCGCGTTATACGCAGCGACCCCGGGTATCGGCCCAACTACGCGACACGCACTTTCTGCCGGACGCAGACGAGCCCTCAGACGTGTGGCGCGGCCTCTATGGCTTTGTCGCCCTGTCTGTTGTGGCCCTGCCGAAAGCACATCGACCCCGCGGGTGGGTGACCGCAGGCTGTGCGTCGGGGCTTTTAGCTCTGACCCGCTGTGGCTACTCGCCCGCTGGCTTGCTTCGCCTGGCCCGGGATTGGACTTTTGATCGCTGTCTGCGCGTGCCGCGTATTTCCTACGTGGCCCCGAGTGATCCACTGTCCTTCTCGGTAGGATGGGATGACGCATACCGTTTCCTTGAACGGGACGGGAACTGTGTCGTCCGCCAGCCGAAGCGCGCAACTTTGGCCGGCTCAGCTGTCGAGAGCGCCTTTTCCCGCACACACCAGTGGTGTGTTGTGCGGGTCAATGGCCGGTTCAGGATTCGCGACGTCGTTACGGCGGAGGGTGGCTCCTTTAGTTTGGAGTCTCCGCTGTTACGCCGCGATCCTGGGCCTGTGACACTGAACGGTAGCTACTACGACCGGATTTATGCACAGGTCTCGCCCATGTACGATCATGGACCTTTCGAGACGGTTCGGGTGACAGTTGTTGCCCGCCTATCTGTTGCATTCCGGTGGCTTGAGCCCGAGTTGCGTTTTGGTACGGAACTGGCCCCACGCGACATCTTTGTGACGTCGGGTGCTGCTGCCACGGCGATCTTCATGCGTGACGTAGGTGTCACCACGGCGGCCTGGATAGGCGCTGACGAGCAAGTCAGCTTGCCGCCCTCGGCTTGGACCGCGGCGGTGGTGCGCATGAAGACAACGAAAGGCACGGCACAGATTGGCGCTGGCACCATCGCGCTCTCGTCGTTTACGACGACGCCTGAGGAGCGTGAGTTGGCCAATGCTTTGTACATCACGCTCGTTCAGAGCGCGGATGCTCCAGCATGGCTGACTAGCACCCCATCAGATTGGGGTGCAATGGTTGTCACGACGCCAGACCCCAACGTGCACATTGTCAGTGCCGGCCAGGAGATTTCGGACAAGACGGTTGCTGCGCTGTGTTTTGCCAACGCCCTCGATGCCCGCGCCTGCGCAGTTGCGCCGGACCGTGGTTCAGAAGAGGCATCGGTGACATGGCGCATTCGAGCCGTCGCGTCCAACCCGCTACCCGACCCCGAACTCCAGAAATATGATACGGAGTTCGTGGCGGGAGTCCACCGCGCACTTGGTGTCCTTGAGCCCCTAACAGTAGAACAGCTGGAGGAGGCTATGGACCGCCCGCGACAGATCGCAGGGCGGCAGGACACTGAGATGGTTTGGGACATTCCGTTACTAGGCCTAGAAGCTATGCGGAACTCGTGTTTCGTCAAGGTTGAGACTGCAGCGACGGATGGCAAGGATCCACGCAACATCACTCCGGTGATGGCGCGGCACCTAGCCATTCTGTCCCGGTTCACCTACGCGATTGCACGTGCACTGCTTGAGCGAACGGACTGGTACGCTCCCGGCACTGGCGGGGCGGCTTTGGCTGACCGAGTGCACCATTTGGCGTATCTTTGGTGGATTCTCTGCCAGGGTGATTGGAACCGCTGGGACGGCCATCACAACGCATCGGATGCAGCCCCGGAGCTGCAGATGATGTTGAATGCCTTCCCGCGTGACTCCGAGATCCTGACTGAGCTCTGGCGGGAGATGGTGGAGTGCTATGGCGCTACGACGTGTGGTGTGTTGTTCGTTGCTGGATGGAGTAAGCTCTCCGGCGACGGAAACACCACTACCGGCAACAGTTTCGGAAACGCGCGCAAGAAGTACGCCGCGAACCGGATGGCCGGCTTGTCCCCGTGTGAGGCTTGGACCTGCATCGGGTTGATTGGTGGTGACGATTCGCTCACGCCAGCAGTAGCACCCACTCGTTGTATTCAGGAGGTGGCCGCGCGATCGGGGCACTCGTACGAGGAGGAGGTCACCCTCACCTCGGACGGTGTCACGTTCTTCGCGCGACGTTACCCACGTCCTGACCTGGAACCAGGCAGCTATCAGTCGTTTGACGCGGCGCTGTCACGATGTAGTGTCGTCATTTGCCCAGCTGGCCGTGACGTGCACCAGAGCATCGTGAACAAGTTTGCCGGTATCGCGATCGACGACAGTAGCACACCGGTCCTAGGCTCGTTGTGCCGGGCAGTTGCCCGAGGGGCTGGCGGCCGAGTTCCGCAGCCCTACAGCGAGGACGAGTGGCTTTTCGCCAACCGCATGTCCACTGGCCCCTACGTAGCCTTCTCCGATCCGGAGGTGGTTTGGGAGGATATCCTGAAGAACACCAAGGCGTTCACCGCGACTCAGCTCGAGGCACTACGTGTCTGGACTGACCAGTTGGACCAGGGTGGCCTGACACTCGACCCGCATTCACGTGTACCGTGTTTGTACTGGTCGAGTTCTGGCCCATCCAAGAAGTTCAGCTACGCTCGCGGGGATACGGTGCTCTTCCGTGAGGGCGATCGCCCACCTGTGCCCCGCCGGCGTATGCCACCCGGCGGCACGTGGATCAACCTCCTCCACCACCTTTCCGGCCTGCGTGAGCAGCTGTCCCGCCTCACGCCCGGAGACGTTCCGTTCAGCGTCGACATTTCCGCTGAGCGACGAAAGTACCTCCTCGTGCGCGCATGGGACCTCGACGGTCGTCGGGGCCCCATGTTAGATTCCTGGCGACTAAGCGCTGATACAGTGCTCGCGCAGCCGCCAGCCGTGTCCACCACGCCGTTGTACCCGGCGCGGAGTACGCCGCTCACCCCGCCCGTCAGTGTGGCAGGTGCGTGGGCGTTGCCTGATGACGACACGGGCACGCAATCATCAATCAGCAGCTCGGCCGCCCGACGGCGGCGCCGCGCTTGTGGCACGGT